AGAGGAAAGACCATAGGTGTAAGATTATTCCGAAGAATTTATTTGGATTCATGATATATAATTATAGGAGTTTATATTATGGGATGTGGATGCAATAAAAATAAACAAAATAATCCTGAGTTTCGTCAAGAAGGAAATCCAGAACAAGCTAAAACTATTTTGTCCCAAAAAATGGGCATGATTCAAAGTTTTGCTACTGCTTTAACTTCCCGAGGACTTGCTGGCCATAAAGTAAATAAAGCAACCAAGCAATTAAGAGTACTTAGTTGTTTTGGTAATAAACATTTAGGCGGCGAATTACCTCCATGTGAGCACCTAAAGGAAAGTACTACTCCCGGAAAGCACTTCTGTGGTGGTTGCGGTTGTGGTGATAAACCAATGACTTGGTTGACTTCTAACGGCGAAGAGTACAGCAAATTAGACTATCCAAAACTAAATTGCCCTCTAAATATGCCTGGATTTACAAATTATCAACCAAGCAAGCCAGACGAGGCCAACGAACCAATCACAAGACGGTATTATATTGAAAATATTGATTATAATCAAGTTGCGGGCATTCCGGTAACTCTTCCAGAAAACAAACAAGAACCACCAGCAACTCCTCAGTCTTAAATTTCAATTTGCCATAAATACTTTTAAGGAAGTATAATGGCAGCACCAAATTCAAGACAAACCATAATCGAATACGCTTATAGACAATTAGGTTCACCGGTTGTTGATATAAACGTAGACTGGCAACAAGCAGAAGATCGTCTGGATGACGCTTTGCAATACTTTACCGAACGCCATTTTGATGGTGTTGAAAAAGTATTTTTTAAGTATCAATTAACTCAAACTGATATTAATAACAGATACATCAATACTGAAGATATTCTTTCTCCAAACGAAGTAGACGGACCTACTGGCAAAGAAATTGTTTCTATAATTAAGGTAATGCAATTTGGTCCATTCACAAACATTAACATGTTTGATGTGCGATACCAACTAGCACTAACCGACTATTTTGGTATTAACAGAAATCTTAGTGGTGTAAACTCTATGGGTCTTGCTTCATACGACTCAACAAAACGATATATTCAGTTAATTCAGGATATGTTTCAACCAGAAAAAACTGTAGTATTCAGTAAGGTAACCAACAGATTGTACTTAGAAATGAATTGGGGCCAAGAAACAAAAGTTGGTGATTTTATTTGTATCTGGGCGTACGCCGCGCTTAATCCAGAAAAATACACCGAGATGTTTAATGATCGTTACCTTAAACGATATTTAACCGCTTTAATCAAGCGTCAATGGGGCGCAAACATGGCTAAGTTTGATGGTGTGGCATTACCAGGTGGTGTTGTTATGCGTGGTGGACAAATGTATATGGAAGCCATCAATGAAATAGCAGCAATAGAACAACAGATGCAAAACGAATACGAACTGCCAGTAAACTTTATGACAGGCTAAAATGGCAACTAATCCATATTTCAAAGATTATTCTGGTGAGCAAGATATTACAGAAGATCTAACCATCGAAATCATTAAAACGATGGGTAGAGAAATGTATTACATTCCTAGAAATATCGTTGAGCTGGATAAAATTTTTGGTGAAGGAAAACGAGTTAATTACAAAAATTCGGTTCCTATTGAAATGTATATTGATTCTGTTTCTGGTTTTCAAGGACAAGGTGATATAGCCAGTAAATTTGGTATTGAAATTAAAGATAATATATTCTTGACTCTTTCAAAGAAAAGATTTATACAAGAAATACAAACTCGCTTTCCAACAATAACAAGACCCAGAGAAGGTGATCTTGTTTATTTTCCTCTTTCTAAATCTGTATTTGAAATTAACTTTGTAGAGCATGAAAATCCTTTTTATCAATTAGGAAAATTATACTCTTATCGTTTAACTTGTGAGCTGTTCACCTATGATCAAGAAGGAGTTACTACAGGAACCACAGATATTGATGCAATTCAACCAGAAAATCGGCAATACACTTATAGATTTGTTACAGGCAATGATATCACTGGAATAACAGCAAACAATTATTATGCTGGAGAATTTGTTTATCAAGTTGCTGGTCTTACTGGCAATAATGCACTACAAGAAAATGCAACTGGTTCTGGTGTAGTTGCATCCAAGCCAGCAGGATTGACTGGCGAAGTAGAGCTAATCAATATAACAGGAAACATTGTTACTGGTAGCACTCTAAAGGGCGTAGGCAGTGGCCTAGAGTGTTATGTACTAAGTAGTCAGGGTCAAACCACAAATATTGTATTGAATAATAGCGAAGACAAGACCCCCGCTGGAGATAACGACGAAATCGAAACAGAAGCAACTAAATTAGATTTAATTAATTTTAGCGAAATAGATCCATTTTCTGAGGGCAATTACTAATGTTTTCACATTTTAAAAACGATTCAATAAGAAAATTAGTAATTGGTTTTGGTACTTTGTTTAATGGCATTCAGCTGGAACAAAAAGATGAAAACAATAATGAACGATTATTTACTGTTCCTCTTTCTTATGCAAATAAAGAAAAATTTGTTAAGCGTTTAACAGAACCCAGTTCGATAAGCGATAAAACACGTATTGAAATTTCTTTACCTAGAATGTCTTTTGAGCTTTTAGGTTTTGTTTATGATCCAACAAGAAGATTAAATAAAACAAACAAAAAAGTTTGTACCTCTGGTAGTAATGCAACATATATTTATTCTGAAGTGCCGTACAATTTTGTGTTTGGATTTAATGTGTTTACAAGAAATTTAGAAGAAAATTTTCAAATAATGGAACAAATATTACCGTATTTTGGACCAGAGTTTGTAATTTCTTTAAACATGAATTCTATGCAACAAGGAGTAAAAATTCCTATTTCTTTAAACACAACCACATTGACACAAGAATATGAAGGCGATTTTAGTACAAGACGATTCATTGTGAGTTCTTATCAATTTATTGCAAAATCTTATGTTTACGGAGAAATTAAGAGTAATATTCCTGTAATTGATAATGTTGATTATCAAGCTTTGAATTTAAATCTAGCAGGAATAACTTACGATACGATTAATATATCTCAATAAATAATCATATGGAATCTTCTGATATTATATCAAAAACTCTAGGAATAGAGTTTAATGCGCCCGAACCTATAAAAATAATAAAACCAGAAACTGGTATAGCTGGTACTAGTTTAGATGTGGATTTTAATTACGTTCGTGATAATATAAAAGGATTGATTGATAATGGTTCTTCAGCCGTAGATGAAATTTTAAAGGTAGCTAAAGCTGGTGATTCGCCAAGGGCGTATGAAGTTCTTGGGCAATTATTAAAGACCGTTTCTGAAATGAATAAAGATCTAATTGATTTGTATCAAAAATCTAAAGCGATCAAAAAAGAAGAAATTAAAGTTAATCACACCACAAATAATTCAATTTATGTTGGCTCTACCAGTGAATTACAAGATCTAATAAACAAAGATCGCAGTAGAAACAAGGCTCTTGACAGCCAGAAATTTTTAGACGATGGGGTATAAAAAGAAGTCAGGTTATCTTGGTAATCCTAATCTCAAAGAGATTGGTGTTACCATTGAATTTACCAAAGAACAAGTTGAAGAGTATATTAAGTGTGCTAATGATCCGGTGTATTTTATTAAAAAATACATCAAGATTGTAACTACCGATAAAGGTCTTGAGTCTTTTGGGTTGTATGATTATCAAGAAGATATTGTTAGAACAATCCAAGACAATCGCTTTGTTATTGCCAAGCTACCTCGGCAGACCGGTAAAACCACAACCACAGTTGCGTGGATGGTTCATTATCTTATATTTAATCAAAACGTAAACATAGCAATTCTTGCCAACAAGATGAAGACTGCTATGGAAATTATGAAGCGGTTGAAAGAAGCTTATGAGTATCTTCCAAAATGGCTTCAACACGGCGTTGTCGAGTGGAACAAGACTTCTATTCAGTTAGAAAATGGATCTCGTGTATTGGCTTCTGCCACCTCTGCTTCTGCTGTCCGTGGTGGTTCTTATAACGTAATCTTCATGGATGAGTTTGCTCACGTTCCTGCTAACATTGCAGATGAGTTCTTTAGTTCAGTGTATCCAACTATTACCTCTGGCCAAACCACTAAAGTTATCATAGTATCGACCCCAAACGGTTTAAACATGTTTTACAACCTGTGGCAGGGAGCGTCTAGAAAGACCGGAGAAGAAGGTAAGAACGAATACGTTCCAGTGGAAGTGCATTGGAGCCAAGTTCCTTTGTATCCGGGTGGTTCTCTTCGTGATCAAAAATGGAAAGAAAGAACCATCAAACAGTTGGGTGGTGGTTCTGGTGGTGAACAAAAGTTTAAGAGCGAATACGATTGTGATTTTATTGGATCGTCCAACACACTCATTTCTACCGCTAAACTTCACACTCTGGTATCAAAGTCTCCACAAACCAAAACAAGTGAAGGTCTTACGATTTATGAAGAACCAAAACAAAACAGGGCCTATGTTATAACTGTAGATACGTCTAGAGGTCAGGGTAAAGATTACAGTGCTGCTATCGTGTTTGATATCACTGAGGCTCCGTATCGAATCGTAGCAAAATACAGAAATAACATAATATCTCCCATGCTTTACCCAACCATATTGGCTGCGTTGGGTAGAAAATACAACACTGCATACATGCTGGTAGAAGTAAATGATATTGGTGGACAGGTTGCAGATATTTTACATTACGATCTAGAGTACGATAATCTACTGACCAGCATGAATAAAGGCAGAAGTGGCATGGTGCTTAATGGTGGTTTTGGTAAAGGCGAAACCTTATTAGGTGTTAGAACTACTGCTGTTGTTAAAAAATTAGGATGTTCCATACTGAAGAGCCTGATAGAACAAGACAAACTGTTAATTCAAGACGAAGAAACAATAAAAGAACTGCTGTCATTCATTGCAAAATGGAACAGTTTTTCAGCGGATGATGGTCATACCGACGATTTAGTTATGTGTTTGGTTTTATTTTCTTGGGTTACTAAACAGCCATATTTTAAAGAAATTACCAATATTGACATTAGAAAAGAGCTATTTGAAGGTGAAATTAAAAAAATAGAAGAAGACGATTGGTTTAGTTTTGGGTTTATTTCAGGCATGGATGAAGATCCAATCATAGAAAATAAGCCGTCTGACGACCAAGACAACTGGAT